ACGTCAGGTATTACGTCAGGAACTGTTGAGACTGGCGCAGGCACAGCCCAGTAATTGAGCATCCTTGACTTTCGTGGTCAGGTGTGCCTAACATGCAGGTATCCCACATGGGATAACCGTCAGAGAGTCCCCGACTCTGGTGTGTAAAAAGGGTGCAATACAGCCGTCAGGAACCTCCAACCTGGCGTGGGTAAAGGAGTGAGCCAATGTCCAACGTCCACGAGTTCGAAGACGAAACTGGCGACGAGGCACCGAAAGACCCAGTGCGGGCTCGGATGCGTCAACTCGAAAAAGAGTTGAAGGCTAAAGAAACCGCGCTCCACGAAGCGGAGCAGATCAAACGGGAATACGCCTTTATGAAGGCGGGAGTCCCAATGGATACTCCGATGGCGAAATACTTCGTCAAGGGTTACGACGGTGAGTTCACTCCCGAAGCAATTCGGGCGGCGGCTGAGGAAGCACAACTCATCCAGAAGGCGGCGGAAGACGCGAAAGCGAAGTCCGAAGTCGACGCATGGAACCGCATTACGCGGGCACAGCGAGCGGGTGAGACAAGCGAACCAGTTGTCGACTGGAACACCAAGTTGAACCAGGCTCGGAACGAGCAAGAGGTCATGCAGATTTTGGCTCAGGCAAGACAGGAAGCACAAAACCTCTAGCCCGATCAGGTCAGACCTGTCGGGGAAGGACAGGAAATGACCAAGACACAGACGACCGACCTGCTCACAGACCAGGTTGCATTTGACAGGATTGCGTACTTCGCACTCCGCAGCGAACTTCTGTTCGACGCGGTTGCAGACGTTATGCCTGTCGCCCAGGCGATGCCTGGTTCCAGCGTGAAGTTCACGATCTTCAACGATCTCTCGGAGAAGACCTCGACGCTCACGGAAGACACCGACGTCACCCCCGTGGTGATGGGTGACAGCCAGGTTGAAGTCACGCTTGCCGAGTACGGCAATGCTGTGAACACGACCGCCAAGTTGCGTGGAACCTCGTTCCTCGACGTCGACTCGGCAGCCGCCAACCTCGTCGGATACAACGCTGGCATCTCGATCGACGGAGTTATCCGCGACGTGCTTGCTGGTGGCACGAACGTGATCTACGGTGGCGGTGGAACGACCACGCCGTCGTCGCGTACGACCATCACGGCGACCGACATCATCGAAGCCAACGACGTCCGCAAGGTTGTCGCCGCGCTCCGCAAGGCGAACGCTGTTTCGTTCAACGGCATGTACATGGGCTACATCCACCCCGACGTGTCGTACGACCTCCGTCGTGAGACGGGTGTTGCTTCGTGGCGTGACCCGCATGTCTACAGCGACCCCGCGCTCATCTACAACGGTGAAGTCGGTGCCTTCGAAGGCGTCCGCTTCATCGAGACCCCGCGTGCCAAGATCTTCGAGAACGCCTCGAACGGTTCTGGCTCGACGGGCACGGTGGATGCGTACTGCACGCACATCACGGGTCGTCAGGCTCTCGCCAAGGCGCACAGCATCGTGGACGGAAACGGCGCGTTCCCGCGTGTCGTTCGCGGTCCCGTTGTCGACGTGCTCCCGCGCTTCCAGCCTGTCGGCTGGTACTGGCTCGGTGGCTACGCACGATTCCGTGAGGCGTCGCTGCGTCGCATTGAGTCGGCTTCGAGCCTCGGCTCCTGAACTAACTAGTTCAGACAAATGAGTGGGGGCTGGGCGTATCCCCTCGCCCAGCCCCTTACTCATGCTACGATCACACGCGAGGTAACCAATGTCGATTTCTAATTACGCAGAAAACAAACTGTTGGACACCCTCCGCAATCAGTCTTTCGCGGTGACAACGGTGTACTGCAAACTTCACACGGGTGACCCTGGTGAAGATGGGACCAGCAACGCTGCAACTGAGACGACGCGTAAGGCTGTTTCGTGGAGTGCGGCATCGTCTGGCTCCTTGGCTGCATCTGCAACGCTCGAATGGACGAATGTCGCTGCCACCGAAACCTACAGCCATTTCTCGCTGTGGGATGCCTCGACTGCTGGTAACTGCCTGTGGACTGGCTCACTGTCCTCGTCGGCTTCTGTGACTGCTGGAGACACGTTCCAGATCACTGCTCTTACCCTCAGCCTCGATTGAACATAGGGGCCTGATGTGGCTCTAAGTATCACGCAGGCGGGTACAGGCAACTCAACCACGTCTGGGACGACGTTTTCTGTAACGCCAACTGTTTCGTTTGCTGTCAACGACACAGTTGTTGTCTGTTCGGCACATGACAACCGCATAAGTGGCTTGCCGCCGTACATTTCGTCTGTAACCGATTCGCAAGGTAACACTTACAGTGTCGCTGCTGGGACTAAAACGCAAGGTGGTTCTGTCGCCGACCGCGCTACCGTCGCAATCATTTGGGCCAACGTCACCACTGCTCTTTCAACTTCAGACACCATCACCATCACGTTCAATGGGTCACTGGCTGCTAAGGCAGTTGTCCTTTACAAGGTAAGTGCAGCAAGCAACAAGAAAGCGTCTCTTCGGCTTGCTGCGGCTGGTAGTCCCCTGCCAGCCACCACAAACTTTTCAGGTGGTTCGCCAACAATGGTCAACGGCGAGGCGTTGATTAGGGCACTGGCTATTGAGGACAGCCAAACCGTTACAGGTGATTCTGATACGACAAGGGGTTCTTGGTCTGCCGCTTATTCGGCTACTGCTCTTGGCGGATCAGCGACCGCCTCAATGCAGATTTTTACTCAAACGAAAATCGTGACGGCTAATGGGACACAGACATGGGATTTGACTTTCACAAGTGCCGATACTGCTACAGCGTATGGGATTTTTGAGGAAGTCGCTGCTTTCGCAGTCCTAAGCCGCACTGCCACTGGAAGCGGTACGGGTTCGGAGTATGCGCTTATCCCAGCAAATCCCAGTCCGAGTGACGTCACTGACTTCCAGTTCGGTTTCCGTAACACCCCAGGTTTCTATCTCGGTCCGACTGTTGTCCCACGCACAGCAACAGGTTCAGGCGCAGGAACACAATCTGCGTCAGGTCTACATGTAGCGCTACGCACTGCGTCAGCCTCAGGGTCAGGGTCGTCATCCACGACGACTGTGCTCGTGTCGTTACGCACTGCCACTGCATCTGGCACTGGAACCCAAACGGCTACAGGACAAGCAACACGGGCACGCACCGCCACCGCCTCTGGCGTCGGGACGGCTGTCGTCGCGGGTTTGCATCTTGCACCACGGACAGCCACAGCAAGCGGTTCAGGCACACAGACAGCGGTCGGGTTGCACATCGCCCCGCGCACTGCCACCGCATCGGGTACTGGAACCCAGGTATGCGTTGGGGCTCGCCTCAAACAAAGCACCGCGTCTGCCACTGGCACTGGCACGTCAGTTACGACAATCATCAAACTTCTTATTTTCCGCACTCCGTCAACAACCGAAATTCGTGCTGCCGACCGAAACGAAAGCGACCTGCCAACACGCCTGTTTCGTTATGCCGAACCCACTTACGCGGGGGTCAATGTCTACAAACTGACTGATGGCACATACACGACGGTTGAGCAACGTGAATACGACCGAATCGCCAAGGTGTATTGGGGAGGGTCTGCGAACTTTGTGACAACAGAAGAGAAGACTGACTTGATCGCCGCAGGGTATGGTGAATACGTCACATGAGTATTTTCCGCCCGCCAACTGACGATTTCGTCCCTCTTGCCTTGCCACCGAAACAAGAGGATTCCGAAGAAGTGCGTTTTGCGTACAGCCTTTTCCGCCACTACGGGAACGACCCAAGGGGGCGGAACGTGTTCAAGTTGACGAACGGAACATTCACAGAGAACGAACCGAACGACAACACCCTGATAGCCCGAACTTATTTCGGTGGTTCGGATAACATCGTGACCGAAGAAGAAGTCGCAGAACTAACAGCGGCAGGGTACGGCGCATACATAACGTAAGAGGGGAAATGGTCAAACATCAAGAAACACACCCGAACCTGGATGTGGAAGGCTGCTTCGCCTGCCGCATTTCGCACGTCCGCATGTCTGGTGCAGCCATGCCTACACGCGCCAACGTCGGGGTGCTGAACCTGAAAGAAAAACGGCTGGACAAAGACCTCGACGCCTACCAGCGCATCCGCAAGACAGGCGGGCAACCAAACCACATCGACGGGTCGGCACGTCTCGAAGCGACCACAGATTGAACTACCAATCCTGGCTCGGGTTCACCGACCCCCGCTACGGCTACGGGTCAATGTGGAAGTCCTTCATGGACCATGTTCCCGCCGACATCACCGTTCACGAGCATGCAGACGTCATGGTCAACATGCTCCAGCCCTACCAGATCAAGGGCTACTACAAGGGTCAGCACAAGACCTGCTTCACCATGTGGGAATCAACTGAACTCAACCCGCGCTTCGTCCGATGGATGCGGTTCTACGACCAGATACTTGTCCCATGCGACCACAACATGGAAGTGTTCTCCCGCCATCACCACAACGTCAAGAAAGTCCCGCTCGGCGTGGACACCTCCATCTGGAAGGCAACCCCACGCCCAGCCAACCCGCGGTTCCGTTTCCACGCGGCAGGCTCCCAATGGCTACGCAAAGGACTGGACATCGTGCTGGAGGCGTTCAAGCGTGCAGACCTAGACGCCGAACTCCACCTGAAACCCAACCCTGAAGCCCACGGCGTACCGCCTCTCGTACTGCCTGACAATGTGTTCATGCACCGCCAGTGGTTCACCCAGGAAGAAACCGTCCAGTTCTTCAACCAGGCTGACTGCTGGGTTGCCCCCACCCGAGGAGAAGGCTTCGGACTCATGCCGCTCCAGGCGATCGCCATGGGCATCCCCACTATCATCAACGCCTCATCGGGTCAGGCAGAATTCGCTGACCTTGCCACCATTGTGATACCACACGGGCAAAGCCCTTCCATGTTCGGCGGTCTGTGGGACGAAACCGACCCGAACGTCCTGGCTGACGCCATGCGGGACATGTATGCCAACTACGAGACCTACAAGAAACAGGCGAAACAGCGTGCCCCAAAGGTGAAAGTCTGGTCCTGGGATAAGGCAGCAAGACTGCTTGCTGACGCACTGCCTGTCGGCGGGCTGCTGAAAAACCCCCAGTTCGAGACCGCAACGATCTCCATGCCGATGCGTGTCAAACGGAAAGTCTCGGGCAGCATCAACGGCAGAGAGTTCACCTACCTGCCAGGGGTTGACTATGTTGTCCCTGAGAACATCCACGAGGTACTGTTGCCTAGCGGGTACGTCGAAGAGGAGACGCTATGAAGAAAAGCAAGGCGCAGAAAAAGATCAGTAAAGTCATGCGGGAATACAAGGCTGGAACCCTCCACTCAGGCAAGGGCGGTCCAGTCGTCAAGTCCAAGAAACAGGCGGTTGCGATCGCCCTTAGCCAAGCAGGGAAGTCGAAGCGCCGTGGCAAGTAAAAAGAAAGCCTTCTGGGATAAGAAGAACCCCAACAAGAAGTCCAAGCCTTTGACCGATAAGCAGAAGTCAATGGCGAAGCGCCGTGCCGCTGACGCTGGGCGCCCCTACCCGAATCTCGTCGACAACGCATGGGCGAA